GAAGAGGAGGAATAAGTAGATGCCAAAGGGAGACCCAAAGCAAAGCACAATAAGTACTGAGAAGTACCAGAAAAAGGCAGGCTACAAAGTAAAAGGCTTCAAACTCAAGGGAGATATAGCAGAACGCTTTGAAAAGGCTTGCGAGGCAGCAGGTGTCAGCCAGGCTGCCAAGATATCCGAGCTGATGGAAAGCTTCATAAAGGAGCAGTCAGGAGGCGGACATGAGTAATACAATATGGTTCAAGAATATCTTTAAGGCGCTGATATACTTAATAGTTGGACTTATTATCCTCCTGGTGGGATATCATAGAAGTTTAGGTATAACAATATTTGGAGTGATAATCATGGGAGGTGGATTGATACTACTAGGTATGTCAATAGTATCATTCATCAAATGGTTAGTTGGATAACTGAATAAGATCTAAAGCGGAGCTGCTTGGCTATACGGTCATGCAGCTCTTTTAATTGATACATGTTCAAAGCTTTGCGAACAGTAAGCTACAAGAAAAAGGTTATGTCAATGCGATTAAAGGCTTGTGCATACTGTGGGCGTATCCATCCCACAGACTATGTATGTGAGAAGAGACCAAAGAGAAAAGAAAAGAAAACCGATACCGAGGCAGTCCGGATCAGAAATACATCCCGGTGGCAACATACCCGTCAGCATATCAGGGAAAGAGATAACAATCTTTGTCAGTTGTGTTTGAGAAATTATCCTGGAACACGCCGCCGAGTTGAGTACAATGATCTGTCAGTTCATCACATAACATCGTTGGAAGTAGATAAAACTAAAGCATTTGATTGCAAAAACTTAATAACTTTGTGTGATATTCATCATGAGATGGCTGAGCAGGGATTGATAGCTAAATCGGAACTCGAACAAATAGCAACAGAACAGGAGATAGCCTGGGGAGATTCAAAAAAAGTCCCCCCGTCATGGACTGGATGAAAATTTATGTTCGTTCCACACCGACAGCCCGCCCTTTTGTGTAAAAATGTCCCAAAATCGAAAACTTTTCGAACCGCGTAGGAGGAAAAAGGTATGGGAAGACCTTCAAAACCCACTAAAGTCATAGCTATGGAGAAAAAATCCCATAGGACAAAAAAAGAAATGGCAACCAGGAAAGCAAATGAAGCTGCAACTCTTTCAGGCCTGCCCTTGAAGGAAGCTCCTAACACAAAAGCGGACGAGCTGGCCCACAAGACCTTCAGGACACTTAAGAAGCTCTTCAAGGCGATTGAGAAAGATGATGCCATTTACTCCAATACGGTCAACAGATACTGCATGATCTCTGCAGAGGTTGAACGACTCCAGGATGACAGAGCCAGGACAGAGAAAATGATAGAGGACACAAGGGATGACTGTGAGCCTAAGGAGTTCATCGAGATGATGAAGCTCCTTATGAGTATTGATAGAGAACTTAAGAACAAACGGCAGCAGCTTTTTGCCATCGAGAAAGAAAGCTGCATGACAATAGCCTCAGCCCTTAGGAGCATTCCCAAGAAGCCTGAGAATAATACGAGCGAGTTAAAGAAGGCGTTATATGGATCATGACCACAAAGCATATCAGTATGCTGCATGGTGCCTTGAGCATCCTGACTACGCACCTGTGTATGTCAGAAAGCAGTGTGAAAACTGGATAAACATAGCGGACGGACTGGACAAGGACGCAGAGATTGACCTTGATGCAGTTGAGAGGATGGAAAGGTTATTAAAGATTATGGTCCATCCGGATCTTCACTGCTCAGTTCACGAAGGACTTGAGCCATATGCCTGGCTGATGATAACAGCCACGTTATGCACCATGTTAAAAGGTGCAAAGATACAGACAAGATTTTACATCACCACATTATTGGAGATTGCAAGAAAGAACTTTAAGACCTTCAACAGTGGTGTGATATTCATATTATTGCTTTTGACAGAACCTCCATTTTCGAGGTTCTTTTCAGTTGCACCAGATCTGAGAGCCAGTTCAGAGCTAAAACTAGCCGTGCGTAAGATCATAAAGGTCTCACCGGCACTGTCTGATGAAACAGACCCAGCTTTTAAGAATCTTCGCTCTCAGGTAAGGTGCCTGATGAACGAAAACGAGTATACTCCACTGGCATATTCAGAGGACAGCATGGATTCAGTACTTGCAAATGCTTTCCTTGCTGATGAAGCTGGCAATATGGATGACTACCCTATAGAGGCAATGAGGTCGTCGCAGATAACACTGTTCAATAAACTTGGAGTCATCATCAGTACACAGTATCCGAATGACAACAATGCCATGATAACGGAGATAGATGCAGCAAAGAGAGTACTTGACGGATTATCAGAAGACAGGAGAATCTTTTCACTTCTTTTTGAACCGGATAATGAACTCCAACAGGGAGACCAATGGAGAACGGATGACAGGGTGCTCTATCAGGCAAATCCTGTGGCAGTCACTCACGACTATATAATGCAGGACCTCAGGAGAAAGCGCGAGACAGCAATATTTTATGAGAATAAGCGAGAAAACTTTCTTTGTAAGCACTGCAATATTCTTTACAAGTCACTTGGAACTGAGGGTTACATAGATATCCAGGCTGTAAAGAAGTGCTCAAGACAATCAGATGACAGATGGTGGAATGGCAGAAAGGTATGGCTTGGCCTCGACCTTTCACTTTCAGAGGATAACACAGCTGTGGCCATGGCTACAGAAGATGATGGGAAGATATACGCAAGAGTAATGGGCTTCATTCCAACAGACAGAATAGGCGCCAAGTCAGAAAAAGAAAAGCTTAACTACCAGAACATGATACAGAAAGGATATTGCATCGATTGTGGAGACCAGATTATAGACTATGGAGAAGTAGAAAACTACATCATGACTCTGGAAGATGTTCTGGGAGTTGATGTTCAGCAGGTGGGATATGACAGATGGAACGCCATATCGACAATACAGAAACTTGAAGGTGCTGCTATGGAATGCGTAGAAATAAAACAGCATTCACAGATCCTACACGCACCGACAAAGCTCTTAAAGGAAAAAATACTTGCAGGAGAGTTCTTTTATGATGAGAACAGGCTCCTTGAAATAAATTTTGAAAATGCAAGATGCACTGAGGATACAAACCTCAATAAATATGTGAACAAAAAGAAATCAGCCGGAAAAGTGGATATGGTAGTGGCACTTATAAATGCCATCTACCTGGTACAACAGGACCTTTTATACGGCAGTATGAATTTTACCGTTCAGGTAATTTAAGGAGCAAGCATGTGGCCATTTAAGAAAAAAGTTGAAGAGAGAGCAGATACAGTCACATTTGAAGAGTTATTTTTGCAGGCAATCCTGAATAAGCGAACAGTTTCCCTCCAGGAAGCCATGGAAGTACCAACATTTGCAGGATGCATCAATAAGATCTGTGACACTGTATCCATAATTCCCATAAAACTGTATAAACGCACAGGAGAGAATGTTGAAGAAATAGAGGATGACAGGGTAAAGCTGTTAAACAGTGATACTAGAGATACCCTCACGGCAGCAGATTTTAAGAAAGCCATAACTTATGACATGCTCACAAATAAGGGCGGATATGCATTTATTAACAAGCGTGCCAACAGATTCATATCAATTAATTACGTGGAAGCTGATAAAGTTGGATTTCTTGAAGGTGTAGACTCCATTTTTAAGGACTATAAGATAACTGTTGATGGCAAGGAATATGAAGGATACCAGTTCTTGAAAGCATGCAGACGGACTAAGAATGGCTATAAGGGCAAATCAATTGTTGATGAATGCAATCTCCTTCTTACTGTGGCTTATGTGGCACTTAAGTTTGAAGGTAAGCTTGTGAACAGAGGCGGAAATAAAAAGGGCTTTCTGGAATCCGAGCACAAGATAGATAAAGATGCCATTCAGGAACTTAAGGATGGATTTAATAAACTGTATTCTGATGACAATGAGAATGCAATAGTACTTAACAACGGCGTCAAGTTTCATGAAAGCTCAAATTCATCAGTGGAGCTTCAGCTAAATGAGAATAAGAAGGCCAATGCCATAGAAATCTGCAAGCTGTTTGGCATGCCTCCTGAGATTTTATCGGGCGGAGCAACTGAAGAGCAAAAGAAACAGTTCATCCAGTACTGCATCATACCTGTATTGGAAATATTGGTAGAGTCTATCAATAGAGACATGCTCTTGGAAAAGGAAAAAAAGAACTATTTCTTTGATTATGACGTATCAGAGCTCACAAAGGCGGACATCAAGACAAGATATGAAGCCTATGCAATAGGATACAAGAACAGATTCCTTCAGATACCTGAGATCAGGGCAATGGAGAACATGCCAAGCATTGATATTCCATATTTCATGCTCAGCATGAATGATGTTTTGTATGATCCTGATTCAGGAGATATCTTCATGCCAAACATGAACCAATTTGCTAATGTAAAGGATCCTTCCAAATATCCACAGACGGGAGGACAGAACTCACAGGATGTCACACCGGCAGCAGGTGATGATATAGAAGACGAAAACAAGTCTGACATAGATAAAAATGAGGAGGATAAAGAAGATGAAAGTAACGATAAGAGCTGACACTGTTGAAATAGAAGGATATGTCAACGCTGTAGGCCGTGATTCAAGAACGCTCACAGACGAATATGGATATCCTTTTGTTGAACAGATGAGTCCTGGTGTATTCTCAAGAGCATTATCCCAGGCTGAGAAAAATGAAAAAGTCATCAATATGCTTCTTGATCATGATGAAAACCATGTGATAGGCAGTACAGCAGATGGGCTTGAGCTCGAAGAGGATTCAATAGGTCTTCATGCAAGAGCTTTGGTAACAGATCCTGATACTGTACAGGCAGCAAGAGAAAAAAGGCTTTCAGGATGGTCCTTTGGTTTTAGAGGACTCGATTATAGAGAATCATACTCTGAGGGAGTTTCAAGAAGGACTGTCACAGAGCTGGAACTGGTAGAAGTATCAGTTATTGATGACAAAATGATTCCGTGTTATGCCGGAACATCAATCCATGCCAGAGCGGAGGAGGAAAAGGAAACTATCTACACTCGTGCAACTGACATGAATGTGGAATATGTCGAGGCAGAAGAAAAGAAGCCTAAAGAGCCAAAAGCTCCAGAGGTAAGATCGGATCCTAAGCAGGAACCGAAAGAAGTAAATGATGGTCCTAAGGACTATTCATATTATAGAAACACCATATCACTTTTAAAACTGGGCTGAAAAGGCCCTTTTTCTATGCACAAGGAGGAAAAACAAAATGAATGATGCACAGAGAAAAGCACTCACAGAGAAGAGGGCAGCCCTCATTGAAGAGATGACCTCTCTCACAGACAAGGTAGCTGAGGAGTCAAGAGCCTTCACAGAAGAAGAGCAGAATTCTTTTGAAGCTAACCGCAAAGAAGTAAAGAGTATCGATGCCACACTTAAGGCAGATGAAGAGACAAGAGCTCTTTATGATACTCCAAGAAAAGAAGCAAAAGAAGAGACTCAGGAGGATAAGGATGTAAGAGCATTCGCTGATATCATCCGTCAGAGAGCTGGGGATCAGAACATCACAAAGTCTGACAACACAGCCGTTATCCCTGAGACAATTGCCAAGAAGATCATTGACAAGGTCTATGACATCTCTCCTGTATTTGGGCAGGCTGAGAAGTTCAACGTTAAAGGCAACGTTGCAATTCCTTATGTTGATGCAGCAAATGACAACCTCGTAGCTGATTATGCTACAGAGTTTGTTGATCTTGAAGCTAAATCAACCAAGCTTCTCACAATCCAGCTTACAGGATATCTTGTAGGAGCTCTTGCAAAGGTATCAAGAAGCCTTATCAATGCTACAGATATCGATCTTGTAAACTTTGTTATCAATAAGATTGCTGCAGCAGAGTCAAGATTCATTGATCAGGAGGTTCTTAAAGGCACATCCGGAAAGATCACAGGTCTTTCAAATATTTCCCAGACAGTTGATGCGGCAGCAGCTGCAGCAATCACAATGGATGAGATTATTTCTCTTAAGGATGCCTTAAAGACACCTTTCCAGAACGGAGCTATCTGGGTAATGCATCCTGAGACACTTGACATGGTAAGACATCTCAAGGATGGCGAGAACAGATACTTCGTACTTGATGATGTAACAACTGACTTTGGGGTAAGACTCCTTGGAAAGCCTGTTTACACATCGGACCAGATGCCAAAGGCTACAACTGGAAACAACTCTATCTATTACGGAGATTTCCGTCAGGCACTTGCTGGAAAGGTAGTAGAGGATTCTGTTCAGGTACTCAATGAGAAGTATGCTATCCAGCACGCTCTTGGAGTGGTAGCTTGGATGGAACTTGACTGCAAGATCCAGAATCAGCAGGCAGTAGCAGCTCTTACACAGGCATGATCATAGGAGGTGCGACATGAGAATGAAAGCTCTTGTCAGCTTTGCCTCAAAAGAAATCTCAGCAGTTCCGGGGCAGGAATTTTCCTGCTCCGATGAACTGGCCGAGGATCTTGTCAAAGCAAAGTACGCTGAAACCATAGAGGAAAAGAAAAATGATAATAAGTCAGGTGACACAAACAGTACTGTGCCAGCAGCTAAGGGAAAACGAAGCCGCGCTAAGTCCTGATGAGCTTGCTTATATCGAAATGCTAAAAGATGCAGCTATTAGCTACATCAAGAGCCATACAGGTATAGATGGAGTCGAAGAGAATGATGAGAATGGTAGAAAGCTGGATGACTATCCTGATCTCACATATGCTTTACTTGCGCTTGTATCAGAAATGTATGATAACAGGCAGCTTACAGTAAATAGTGACAAGGTTAGCCCTACAGTAACAGCCATTCTTTCGATGCATGACTTCAATCTTGTGCCAAAAGGAGAGACTTAATGAATGCAGGAGCATATTCAGATCTTGTAACCATTCAGAGACTAACTGAAAAGAGAGATAAAGATGGGTTTTCGCAGACAGTATGGGAAGACTACTACTCAAATTATGCTTACGTCAATAAGCTTTCAGGCTCAGAGTTTTGGCAGGCAGCTGAGACTGCTGCACAGAGCACCATAAGATTTGAAATGCGCTATCACACGCAGCTTGAATGCGTTGATACAAAGAATTACAGGCTCGTGTTCAGAGGCAGGATATTCAATATCACCAACGTTGACAATGTCATGTTTAAGAACGAAACAGTAAAGATTTCAGGTATAGAGGTTGTATAATGGCAGGCTTACAATTAGAGATTCCGGAGGATTACCTAAAGGAATTATTGGATCATTCATTTGATGATATAGCAAAGACGGCTCTTAATGAGTGCGCGCCAATTCTCAAGGACTCTGTCACATCTTCCATGAAGAGGGCAGTTAAGCATACTGGCGACTCTGACATGATTAAATCGGTCAGAATAAGTAAACCAAAGCAGACCAAAACAGATGCCTGGATAGTAAACGTATATCCATCTGGATATTCTACAAATACCTTTAACAGGTATACAGGCGCCAGGGTAAAAAGATACCCTGTATCAAATGCGCTTAAAGCTATCTGGCTCGAATATGGTCGAGTAGGTCAAAGTCCAAGCCCATGGCTGGCACCTGCTGTGCAGAACTGCAAAGATAAGATAATGTCTGAAATGCAGAAGATTTGGGAAAAGGAGACAGGAACATCATGAATGTAAACGATAAGCTTATGAGCTTAGAAGCCTTCACAGGGCTTAAGGTTCAGCCTGATATTCATACAGGTGAGGATGACAACTACATCACATTCAACTATGCAGCTGAAGGTGTAGAGCTGGCCTCGGATGATGAACCTGAAGCCGACACAGCGACTATTTACGTAAATCTTTACACTGAGCCTGGATTCAATTACATGAAGACAAAAGAAATAATCAAAAACTATCTTGAATCACTTGATTGGTGCAATCTTTACAACATTTTTACCACAACGGAGGAGTATAAAACCAATGCCAATGTGGTAAAGCAGAAACGCCACACAGTATTTGAGTTAGAAATTACACAATGGAGGTAAAAAGTCATGGCATTTTATGGATTACGTAAACCATTTGTCGCATCATACGACAAGGAATCTAACAGCTATTCAAACGGATTCCAGTGCGGCAAGGCCATTGGAGTAAGCGTTACTCCGAACTATGTTGAAGGATCACTGTATGCTGATGATGAGCAGGATGAGTATGAGAGAGCTTTTCAGAATGCGAATGTGACTCTTAACACAAACACTTTGCCTATCAAGGCGGCAAAGACCATGTATGGTCATGAGATTGATGAGGAGAAGGGCGAGATCATCTACAAGACAACAGATGAGTCCAATTATGTTGGCGTTGGCTTTGTAGTAGCCCAGACAATCTCAGGAAAGAAATCTTTTGTTGCCACAATCATTACATGCGTAAAGTTCACAGAAGCAGCAGAAGAGTTTTCAACAAAAGGTGAATCCATCACCTATGTTACACCTTCACAGGAAGGTCTTGCTATTGCGGATGCAAACAGCCAGTGGAAGGTAAAGGAGACATTCGAGACAGCTGATGCAGCAATCAACTTCATCAAGAACTATCTCAATATCCCTGTTATCGCAGCGCCTTCTGTTGCAGCTGAGAGCCAGCTCACTGTTCTCTTTGAGACACCAGTAAGCGACATCCAGGGTAGCGACGTTGTAGTAGGCGAGAATGCAATTGTAGGTACGCTTAAGTATCTTGATGCCGGAGCTATCGTTGATACTTGGGGAGCAGGCAACTTTATTGCTCTTAAGTTTGCTGATATTCCGGAAGGTGCAACATCTGTTAAGGTGGGCCTTAATCCCTCTGCAAGTTCAGGCCTTGTTGAGATCATCGATGATCCGGATAAAAACGGAGTATTCAAGATCACTGACAAGGATGCTCAGAAGTTCAGAGTGGTCATCACAGATGGCACCTATACTACAACAAAGGATTACGACCTCACAGGTCTTACACTGGAAACAGCGTAAGCTTGTTAAGGCAAAACACGGCAGTGGTGAGAGCGTATACGCATCATCACTGCCGTAAATTTTGGAGAAGATCATGAATGAGATAAAAGTTGAACATGTAAAAATAGGCGATACCGAGTATCCTGCATTTTGCGACCTAAGAGTGCTTGAGAAAATCCAGGATAAATACGAAACCATAACCAAGTTTGAGAGAGAGCTCTTAGGAAAGAAGCTTATATATGATGAGGATGGAAATCCTGAGAGAAATGAGGACGGAAGTCTTGTAAAAGAAGATGTAGAAGGTTCTATAAGAGCAATCATAGACGGACTATTATTCATGATCCAGGAAGGTCAGCGCCTTACAGGTGAGAAAGAGCTGATAACTGAAGATGAGTTGTATTCATGCATTGGCAATCCGTTCGTACTCAAATACATGGTACATGCTCTGTTTTTTAAATGCTTTGAAAGCAAAAAAAAAGAACCGGAAAGCAGGAGCAGGAAGACGAAGAAATAGAATTTGACTTCACATGGATGTATTTGCTTGGAAGAACAAGGTTCATGATATCACAGGAAAAGCTTGAGACATGGACATATACCATGTGGAAAGACACATATCATGCTTATAAGCAGATATGGAATTTTGAAGCAAAGAAGCTCCTCTATAAGGACATAGAGGAAGAAAACGAAGAATATAAGCGGACACATCAACCGATTGAAGATATAAATAAATTGTAGAGGTATGGCATGTCAACAAAAAACATAGGTGGATCCATCTCTCTTGAGGGCGCAAGCAAATATAATAGCGACTTAAAACAGATAAAGCAGAACCTAACTCTCTTAAGATCAGAGATGAAAGTCTGCAATTCACAGTATGCATCATCCGCCAATTCGGTGGCGGCACTTTCCAAGAAGCATGAAATATATGAAAAAGAGATAGAGCAGGTAGCCAAGAAGGTTAAAACTTATGCTGATGCCATAGAAGATTCCAAAAAGAAACAGGAAGAGGCTGGCAATAAGATTTCTAATTATTCTGAAAGACTTGAGAACGCAAAAAGCAAGTTGGATGCTCTTGAGAAGAGTGGAAATGCCACCAATGAAGAATTGGAAGAGCAAAGGCAGGTTGTATCAGAGCTTGAAAAACAGTTATCTAATGCCAACCAGGAATATACTTCCAGTGAAAACGCTATTAAGAAGTATACAACAGCACAGAATAATGCACAGGCTGAGCTGAATAAGTTAAATACTGAGCTCACTCAGAATGATAAATATCTTGATGAAGCAAGAAACAGCGCAGATGGATGCGCTAAATCTATCGACCAGTATGGAAGTGAGATAGATGAAGCAGGAGAAAAAACCAAAGGTTTTGGAAGTATTGTTTCAGCAAGTCTAAAAGTGGATGCTATTGAGGCAGCCTTAAAGACAATTGTAAATGGAGTTAAGCAGGTTGCTGAATATTCGATTGAGGCAGGATCCTCTTTTGAAGCTGGAATGGATAAAGTTGCGGCCATTTCCGGTGTAACAGGAGAAGACCTGGAAAGACTAACTGAAAAAGCCAAAGAGATGGGTGCGACAACAATGTTCAGCGCCACAGAGTCAGCAGAGGCCCTTCAGTATATGGCAATGGCAGGCTGGAAGGCAGATCAGATGATAGCAGGACTTCCTGCGATAATGAATCTGGCAGCAGCTTCAGGAGAAGACCTTGCTACGGTTTCCGACATTGTCACAGACGACCTTACAGCATTTGGGTTGGCGGCAGAAGACGCAGGACACTTTGCTGATGTGCTGGCAGCAACTTCATCCAATGCAAACACAAACGTATCCCTCATGGGAGAAACATTCAAATATGCTGGTGCAGTAGCCGGCGCTATGGGGTATGACGTAGAGGATCTTGCAGTTGCAACGGGTCTTATGGCTAACGCAGGTATAAAGGCCTCCAATGCAGGAACGGCCCTTCGTTCTGTTATCACCAGAATGGCCAAGCCTACCAAAGAGTCATATCAGGCAATGCAGGACCTTAGAATATCTCTCACAGACAATGAAGGACAGATGTATTCCTTCATGGAAATCATGGAACAGATGAGAGATAGCTTTGCTGATCTCACGGAAGCAGAGAAAGCTGAAGAAGCTGCAATGCTTGCCGGTAAGACTGGAATGTCAGGTCTCTTATCAATTGTTAATGCATCTGAAGCTGACTTCAATAAGCTCTGTGAAGCCATAGAGAACTGTGATGGAGCAGCTGAAGAGATGGCCGCTACCATGCAGGACAATTTAAAGGGCAAAGTCACAATCCTCCAGAGCGCTTTGGAAGGACTTGGAATTTCTGTATATGATGTCTTTTCAGAAGATCTTAAAGGAGGAGTCGAAGCGGCAACAGAAGCCGTTGAGAGGCTTCATGACTCTGTGGAGAACGGAGACATTGGAGTATCACTCAATAAAATGAGTGACGCTCTGGAAGATATGATCACGGCAGCAGTTGACCTTGGAGAAGATGTCCTTCCTGTCCTTATAGATGCATTCACATGGATTATTGATCATGGCGGATTGGTAGCAGGCACAATTGGAGGAATTCTTGCATTCAAGACCACCATGGACGTGGCCACAGCTGCAGTATCTGCATTTAACGCAGTCATGGCAGCTAATCCCTATGTTCTTATTGCAGCCGGAATAGCTGCGCTCACTGGAGCGCTTATTGGTCTCAGCTCCGAGATAGAGTCTGATGAAGAAAGAGTAAAGAGACTAAATGACACAGCTGCAGAATCAGTAAAAAAATATGATCAGATAAATGAAAAACTTAATGAAAACATCCAGAATCGTGAAAACGCGAGAAAGTCGATTGAGAGTGAAGAAACAGCCTCTAAGAAACTTGTATCAGAGCTTTCAGAACTTCAATCTAAAACGTCACTCACGACAGAGGAACAGGCAAGACAGAGCGCAATCATAGAACAGCTCAATCAGCAGTATCCGGATCTGAACCTTGCAATAGATGAACAGACCGGAAAACTTAACCTGTCTACTGATGCCATTCTTGAAAATATCGATGCGCTCCTTCAGCAGGCCAAGGCAGCGGCAGCTCAGGAAGACATGGCTAATATAGCCAAGGATCTTTATGAAGCTGAAAAAGAACTGGCAGATATAGAAAAAGAGCGGACTGACAACCTTAACGAAAGCGCCGATGCTTCCAGACAGGCTTATCGTGAGATGGAAGAGTATGGCCGTGTCACTGATGAGACTCAGGAGCGCGTGGCACTGGCAAGTGAGGTACAGGAAAATCTCAATGAAAAATACAATGAGACTCAAGAGAAGATCACATCTCTTACAGGAGAATATGAGACAGCTGCAGAATATGTAGCTGCGTCTACTGAGCAGATGGCAGAATCCACAGAGGGTGCTACCGATAGGGTGGGTACAGCCTTTGAGGAATTGGAAGAAGAGGCCAGGGAAGAGCTGGATAAGATAAAGGAAACAGTATCCGGCTTTAGTGGCATGTTTGATGAGATGTCTACTGAGGCATCCAAGAGCATGGGGGAAATAAGCCAGAATCTTGCAAACAATGCCCAGTCAATGAGCGATTATGCTGACAACATTCATAAAGCCATGAATATCGCAGCTGAATCGACAGACTCATCTACAAAGGCTATAGTGGACTACCTGATAGGAATGGGCGTGGACGGAGCTGCTGAGCTTGCCCAGTTTGTCCAGGCGGCTGAAGAAAATTCAGCAGAGTACCAGCAGGTCATTGAGAATTTTGGAGATTTCCAGATTGCTCAAAACACAGCAGAACAGGCTCTCGAAGACTGGCGCCTTGGAATGAATACCGGATATGAAGGAATTATTTCTGACGCAGAAGGATTCCACACTGATCTGAATGATGAGCAGGAAGGATTCCATGATGAGCAGATTGATAATGCAGAGCAGTTCAAAGATGACTATACAGAGATGGCAACTGAGACACAGCAGTCCCATGCTGAAGCAACACTTGATGAAAAAGGTACTGTTGAAGATGCATATGGCGAAGTTGCGCAGGCGGCGATAGATAAGTCTACTTCGACGCTAGGGATAACAGGGGGGAGATCCTCTGTTTTCTACGATATGGGTATCACGATAGATGATTCACTTGCGGCTGGCATAGAAGCTGGAACATCGTCAGTCGAGAATGCAGTATCCAGCATGTGCCAAAGAGTAGTATCTGCGGTTGATATCAGCGGACTAACAAGCAGGATAGACGCAGCTCTTGCAGATGGAGCAGAAAGGGCGGCAGCAGTATATGGCAACTAAGAATTTTGTTACCTTTGCGGGAAAAAACCTAAAGGATTTCAACCTTGTATTTCAGGGGGATGGGACCTACGGAGCTCCTGCAAGAAATGTGACCATGGCAAAAGTACCTGGAAAAAACGGATCACTAACAATAGACGAAGGAACCTATGAAAATATCACAGTCAAGTATCATGTGGGAATAAAAAGACCTGTTGATACAAACATGAGAGACCTTCGAAATTTCCTTCTTGGCCAGGTAGGATATCAAAGGCTTGAGGATAGTTATCATCCTGAAGAGTACCGCATGGGTGTATATCTCGGAGGGTTCGACCCTACAGTGACAGTAAGAAACAGGATAGCCACAGCGGATTTATCTTTCAACTGCAAGCCTCAGAGATTTTTAAAAGATGGAGAGGTTGAGCTTGAGTTCACTTCCTCTGGTAGTCTTTTCAATCCGTACCCAACAGTGACGAGGCCAATGGTGAGGGTATATGGTACAGGCCAGCTCTCGATTGGAGATGAGACCATAACCATATCTGCAGCAAACCAGTATACAGATATAGACTGCGACCTTATGGATGCTTTTAAGGGAACAACAAACTGCAATGGAAATATAGCACTATCATCAGGAGACTTCTTTCATCTGGATCCTGGAGAGAATGGAATCATCTTAGGGTCCGGGATAACAAAAGTAATCATAACACCGAGGTGGTACATATTATGATACCGATTTTATATAGTGAGGAGACAACTTCATTCACGACAAATGGCCTGGGGAGATTATCAGATGCGATTTCCTGTACAGTGACAGAAGAAAGAAATGGATCCTTTGAGCTTCTTATGACCTATCCAATGGATGGGATTCATTATAAGGACATAGCGTTATCCAGGATAATATATGCGGTTCCTGCAGATGGAAAGGATCCGCAGCCATTCAGAATATACAGGATTGAAAAGCTACTTAACGGAAGAGTCCGCGTTTATGCGGAGCACATCTCATATCAGGCAAGGTATATGACTGTCATGCCATTTAGTGCGTCAACGGCAGCAGCTGCCATGATAGGACTTGCAGGGAATATCGTTTGTGACAATCCTTTTGTTTTTTGGACAGACATAGAAAAAACTGGGGAATATGTTCAGGAAGTACCTGAAAGTATCAGGGAAAGGCTCGGAGGTCAGGATGGCTCAATTCTGGATATCTATGGTGGAGAGTATGAATGGGATAAATGGACCATTAAGCTCCATGCAAATAGAGGCCAGAACAGAGGGGTAACGCTGAGATACGGAAAGAACATCACAGACCTTACACAAGAAAATAATATAGCATCAACCTATACAGCAGTATGTCCATACTATAAAGCTTCTGAAGATGAGGATCTTATCTATCTGAATGATTACATTGTCAGGTCAGAGTATGCAGATAACTATCCTTTTATAAGGATTAAGAACGTAGACATGACAGATGAGTTTGAGGATGGGGAAGAGATCACTCAGGCAAAGCTGAGGCAGGCTGCAGTAAACTACATAAACAATAATGGCATCGGTATTCCAAAGGTATCAATCAAGGTGTCATTTGTTGCTCTTTGGCAGACAGAGGAGTATAAGACCATAGCGCCACTTGAAAGAGTGAACCTGTGCGACACGGTAACAGTAATTTTTGAAAAACTGGGAGTCACAGCAACAGCCAAGGTTATTAAGACGGTCTACAATGTCCTTCTGGATAGGTATGATGCAATAGAAATAGGCGAAGCAAAGACCACAATGTCAAACAAGGTGGCAAGTCAGGCCAAACAGATAGAGCAGGAAATGTCTTCAGAAATGGAGAGAGCTGCCAAGCATGCGACAGAACTTCTTGCTGGAGGACTTGGCGGATACATCGTATTCAGAAGGAATGCCAAAGGCAAGCCTGAGGAGCTTCTGATCATGGACACCGATAATATCCAGACGGCGACAAAGGTGTGGCGATTCAACCAGGCAGGCTGGGGATATTCAAGGAACGGATATGAAGGGCCATACACTCTTGCAGCAACTCAGGATGGAGCCATAGTAGCGGATTTCATTACAGTAGGAACTCTTACAGCCAATATCATTAAGGCAGGAATTCTTACGGACACAGCCGGAAAGTTTTATCTTAACATGACTACGGGAGAGCTCAAGATGAATGATGGTGAGTTTACTGGCACTATCACTGGTTCAACAATCCAGAATGCGAAGACCGGAGCGCGTATTGTGATGGATAGCTCGAGTTCTCTCAAGGGATATCAGAATGACACGTTACACAACCTGATAAACATGTCAAATAGAAACAGTAATAACAACGACCTGATCATTGATGCGCAGCATCAGATGCATATCAGGACGCCGGGGTTATACGTTGTTAATCAGAGTTATGGAACAGGTGGAGGTCTGGTCTATGAGACCAGAAATGACAACCTGGAATTTGTCTACGAAGTAGACAAAAGGCATTCTACAGAGCTTTGGGTAGCCAACGCTGGAGAGGAAGAGGGAGAAGTCTACTGCATGCTTCCTGCACTCTTAGAGGTCAAGTATGCTTCACACACTGTTAAAAATGGTATGTGGATTACCGGAAGAACAACAAGATCAGATGTAGTTGGATAAGGAGTCAAAAATGATAATCGATACAAAAGGCAATGAACTTCATGCGTGGTACAGAACAAATGGAGCTTTAATCTTTGATGAAGACAATAAGTATGGAATCAAGTTTGCTATTGGCGTTGAGTACTCTGATGAGCAAAGGCTTCTTTTTTCAGAGATCAAGGCCCTAAAAAAGTATCTTAAAGATACTGATTACAGAGCTCTCAAATATGCCGATGGTGCATACACAGAGGAAGAGTACAGGCCCTATAAAGAGGCCAGAGCAGATGCCAGAGCAAGGATCAATGAGATAGAAAAGATTTTTGTCGAGCCTACTCTCACAAGAGAAGAGATAGATGAAGCTGAAAGGTTGGTAATGGAAAAGCAGAAGGAGGTCAGTGATGATAACACAGACAATGAATCTTAACCTCATACCTGGACAAGTAAAGCCAAGATTCAATATAAGTCAGTATGACACAGGCTCAAGGACTTTGAGATTCCTTTTATACAACGGCAGCAGTGCATTTAATCTGACATCTGCCATGACTGTGCAGATTCAGGGAATCAAACCCGACAAACATGGATTCTCATACAATGCGACAAGGACTGTTGGCTCAAATGTTGTAACAGCGGACCTTACAGATCAGATGTCGGTTGTTGCAGGAGAAGTTGAGTGTGAGCTGGTTATATTGCAGAGCAGCAAAAGGCTTGGAACACTTAACTTTGTACTTGCTGTAGAAAAAGCTCCACTAAATGATGAAACGGATATTTCAGAAACGGAAATTCCAACAATCATAGAACTTGCGGAAAGACAGCTTGAGGAATGCATCGAAAACAGGCTTGATGCAGAAGCATGGGCTAGGGGGACAAAAGGCGGAGCTGCCATCCCTGCTACTGATGAGCAGTACCATAATAACGCGAGGTATTACGCAGAGACAGCTTTTGATTATGCAGAAGCCTCTCAGAAGTCGGCAGAGGATTCACAGGATTCAGCTGAGGATGCAGAAGCCTGGGCAATCGGACAGAGAAATGGTTCAGCCGTTCCAAGTAGTGACCATACTTATCATAATAATTCAAAGTACTATGCCCAGGAATCAGATCGTGTAGGAAAAGAGCATGCTGAAGATTCTGAAGCATGGGCAGTGGGTGAGAGAAATGGAAGCGCAGTTCCTTCATCGGATGAGACATATCACAACAATTCAAAATATTATGCAGAGGAAGCTGACAGGGTTGGGGGTGAGCATGTAAAGGATGCAGAAGCCTGGGCAGTGGGAGAAAGAGACGGAGTTCCTGTGCCATCCACAGATGACACTTACGAGAACAACTCCAAGTACTATGCAGAGGAAGCGGCAGACTCACAGGCAGCAGCCAAGGTGTCGGAACAGAACGCCAAGGCATCCGAAGACATATTGTCATATTATGTCACATTTGTGATTCCAAGATTTATCATTATGAACAACAGACTATATATATCAGATGCAGCTGTAGGAGAGTTTATTGCGGCCAATAACAGGCTGTATATAAAGAATGCATCATAAGAAGGAGGTAGAACATGATAGAGCCCACAGGATATACCGCACTGGACTTGATAGGATTCACTGACAAAGGCGATTATTCATCATCAGAGCTTTATGTCAAGAATGATCTGGTAATGCATGACGGAACTAAGTGGAGATGCAAGATTGACGATACTACTGGTCAGACTCCTGCAGAAAACACTTACTGGACAAAGTTCATTGAAGGCGGGGGAGGCACAAATGTGCCTTTATCTGTAGTAAATGGAAAAGTATGTATCACGTATGAGACAACATAAAGGAGGAAGAGAATGAGTACAGTAACAGATCCTATCATTTTGGATTCAACAGGTCAGAGAATAGCGGAAGCACTTGAAAATCAGGCATCCATAGGTGATCTGACAGCACTTAAGACTACCGCAAAGAGCAGCGCTGTGGCTGCGATCAATGAGAATTATGACAATATTGAAGCAGAGGGAGTAAGGCTGACTAGCCTTGAGGCGCTGATCAACCACAACATTCCTCGTAAGACTCCAAAAGACATCACATCTTACATTAGTGATGGCTCTATCTGGAACCGTCTTAATGGTCTTGATGGATATGAACTATATGAGGACCTTTACGTAGGCGATTATTGGAAAGTGACAGAGGCAATCTCAGCATACAATCAGGATCCTACATACCAGCTTGCAGGTTCAGATTACGTGACCATAATTGGAATTGATTCCAGAATGGGCGACGGAGATGGCGGAGGTTCAGTCTCTGTTGTAAATTATCATCATCTTGTAATGACAGCAGGAAAAGGCTTCGGAGGCACACAGCATTTTGGAAGAAGTCGCATGAACTCAGCTAACGATACAACTGGTGGATATGTCGGAAGCGAGATGCACACTACTACAATTGGTGCAGTAACATCAACAGGAAAGAGAGCATCAGCTGATGCTACAGCCACAATAAACCAGCAGCTCTATGCTGAGTTTGGAACACATTTAAAGACCACAAGAGAGCTCTTGTCAAATGCAATCAATGCAACAGGAGCAAACAGACTCACCGGCACAGGTGGTGGATGTGCTTCAGGATGGGCATGGACAAGTTGTCAGGCAGTTCTCATGTCAGAAATTGAAGTATATGGTTCAATTGCTTTTGGAGCATCAGGACATGATATTGGTAATGCATGCAGACAGTTCCCTTTGTTTGCTCATAACAGAGAGGCTCAGAATAACAGGAGCTCATGGTATTGGCTGAAGGATATAGCTTCTGCGGCTTATTTCTGCGGTTGCAACAACAATGGCATTGCCTACTACTACGGCGCTGGTTATGCCGGCTATTGTGTCCGTCCCCGCTTCATCCTAGCTGCCTAAGCAGCGGAATCACGTATCTCCGCCCCGCTAGACGCGGGGCGGGGCCCTCAAGGAGACAATAAATGTCAGTACTCAAGAATTTAAGAAATCTCTCAAATATGCAGTTTTATAAGACTGCGATAAATATCCGGAAAGATATAACAGAATGGATGATGAGAGACTTTGGAACGACCAGAAATAAAAAGGGAATATACCAGGTCATAAAAGATATAAGCGAAGAAGATCAGAAAGTGATAGACGATATATTCGCAAAATATGGCAAGAGCCCTCACAAAGAATTTCAGGGCGAGTACCCGTCATGGTTTATGGAGTACGAGAGGGAAATCATATTTAAAATTATGCAGGAGCTCGTGGAGAACATAGTAAAGGCCAACAGCATATACGTAAGCAATAATACTGAGTACGAACTCAGAAGGGCATTCCAGGACAAAGCGATAGGGTGCTGTTATTCACTCTATCAGGAGCTGCAATATTTAAAGAGAGTAACCGGTACAGACTTAAATGCATTCACCACTATTCTGGAGGAGATTGAAAAAGAAGTAGATCTCCTCAAAGGATGGAGGCAGGCAGAAAATAAATTAAAGGGTAATGTCTGTTAGCTTCTGCGGCTAATTTCTGCAATTGCAACAACAATGGCAATGCCAACTACAACAACGCTAGTAATGCCAACAATTATGTCCGTCCCCGATTTAATGTCATACAAAGGGCAAAGCGCCACGTATGTCTTGAAGGAGACATTATCCAATCCGGAAGGAGAATAAGCTGACATGATGCCATCGGATACGTTCGGTATGGCTATAAACATGCAGCATTAAAAAAATGTACGAAATACTTACAGATTTAGATGTACTCTATGATGCTTTTGAGAAGAGCAGAGAAGGAGTTGACTGGAAGTGTTCAATACAGAAATATGAATACAATCTGTTGCCTGAGCTCATGAAACTCAGAAGAAAGCTCATAGCAGGAACATATAAGCAGAAACCTTTCTTTGAGTTTGACATCAATGAGAGAGGAAAGCACAGGCATATAAGATCACTTCACATTTCAGACAGAGTACTCCAGAGAGCTCTGTGTGATTACATCCTTATACCGGTATTCTACAGATATCTCATCTACGATAATGGAGCCAGTGTGAAGGGTAAAGGCATTGAGTTCACAAGACAGAGGCTTGTGGCACATCTTCAGAAGTATTACAGGAGACATGGAAACGAGGGATATATCCTCCTGGTCGATTTCTCAAAATTCTTCGACAGCATTCCTCATGACAAGCTCATGGAGATGATACGGGAAAAGATAGATGATGAGAAGGTCATAGATCTTCTCAGGAGCATCATAAAGACATTCGACCAGGGCGAAGGCAGATCTCTTGGAATAGGGAGTCAGGTGTCTCAGATATTTGGGATATACTATCCCACAAGGATAGATAACTACATCAAGATCGTAAAGGGCTGTAAATATTATGGCAGATATATGGATGACTTTTATGTCATTCACCATGACAAGAAGTTTTTAAAAGAACTCCTCAATGAAGTCACAGAAATTGCTGATGACCTCGGATTGACTATTAACAGGAAGAAGACGCAAATTTACAGGATAGACAAAGGATTCACTTTCCTGAAGCTCTATCACTTTGTGACTCCCACAGGGAAAATCGTAAGAAAACCTTGCAAGAAAAACATAATAAGGCAGCGCCGAAAGCTAAAGAAGATGTACAGAAACGGCACACACTTCGATGATGTATTAGAATCCTATAAATCCTGGAGAGGAAACATACTTAAGTATAATGGCTACCATGCAGTAAGAAACATGGATAGCCTATTTTATTACCTATTTGGAGAGCAGATGTATGCAGAACGCAAAAGTATTGAGTCAAAAAGAAGTAAGAGCGATCATAGCAGAGCATTTTAACGTACCAGAGAACAAGGTCGTTGCTTCAAGGTACAGCTACATGGTCATATCAGATGATGAGTCATCTGAGGATAATAAAAATGATAAAGGAGAAGGATGATGGAACAGTTAACTTATGATGTAACACTTGGTGATGGCACTAAGTTTTCGAACCTCACCATGAATGGAAACAACTATGTTTCAGAGACAGAGATCACAGAGGATGATTTCACTGACCTTACACAGGTAACAGTAGAAGCTTCTGACGGATCAGTGCAGACACTTGGAGAGTCAGAACTTGTACAGGTGGCACACTATAAGGATGGATGGTACTTCATCCTTCGTGAGCTCACATCTGAAGAGATCGCAAGACGCGACAACGAGGCACAGACATTCTACTCAGCAATGATGACAGACACACTTATCGAGGAGGAATAAAGGATGAGCAAGAATTTCAATAAGATAAAGTTCTGGTACCCAAAGCCATGGGGCAAGGAGCAGGTGAAGGCCGCAGTAAAAAAAGGCCAGATCACAGAAGAAGAGTATGAGCTCATCGTAGGAGAGCCATATGAGCCATGAGATGTATGAGCTCGTCACAAGACAGGGAAAGCTTATAAGGGAACAGGCAAAAGTCATTGACAGCCTGTTCCTTTTGCTTATGCAGCATATCTCTACAGATGAGCTCCAGAGCGTGGCAGAGGACCTAAAGGATATCGCAGAAAAAACAGATTCTATAGGAGGATGTGAAGATGATTACAGCTGAAAGAGGAAGCGGAACAAACGTAAGCTCAGAGTTTTCATTCAAAGGATTGTCAACCGACACAAAGCCCACAGGTACTTTTCAGGACACAAAGATAGGCAACGGATCAAGCTTCCTTGAGATCGATACTAAGAACCTTTCATTTTATGACGAAGAAAATGAGACCTGGGTATAAAGGAGGAGAGAGATGGGATTAAAAGCAGAAGAAGTCCTTGCTGTATCAATGAAGTATACCGATGAGTCCATTGCCGGTGGCGGAGTCTCAGCCGGTAAGAACTGCAAGATACAGTCCATCACAAGTATCACAGGCGGAAAGCGTGTGACATTTTTGTGGAGCCTTGACGATGGTACGGAAAAGACTAGCACAATGGATGTCATGGACGGAACAGACGGAGAGTCAGCTTACGAGCTTGCCGTGGATGAAGGCTATACAGGAACTCTTGAGGAATGGCTTGCATCCCTCAAGGGAGAAAAAGGAGACAAGGGAGATAAGGGAGACACAGGTGAAGGCCTTCCAGCTGGAGGAGCCACAGGTCAGGTTCTTGTAAAGAAGTCCGGGACTGACTACGACACCGAGTGGAATACTCCAGCCGGTGGCGGAGACATGTTAAAGAGCATCTACGATTCAGATGATGATGGCAAAGTAGATGCTGCAGAAGATGCCGATACCGTATCTGGCCACAGCGTAGGCTGTGATGTTCCTTCCAATGCAGTATTTACTGATACTGTCTATGATGACACAGAAATAAAAGGAGAGATAGCTGATAAGGTAGATAAGGTTACAGGCAAGGGCCTTTCAACGGAGGACTACACAACAGCAGAACAGACAAAACTCTCCGGGATAGAGGCAGGCGCTCAGGTGAATGTCATCGAGGCGATATCCCTTAACGGCACAGACGTTGCGCCGGATGCAAACAAGAAGGTGGCGCTCACAGTCATCACCAAGGCAGTAAATGACCTGGTAAACTACTACCTTAAGTCAGAGACCTACTCAAAGACAGAGGTTGACAATATTGTCACTGCAGTAAAGAACAGCCGCTTTGAGGTTGTGAGCTCCCTTCCTACTACCGACATCAAGACCAACGTTATCTACCTGGTACCAAAGGCTACAGCCCAGACGGATAATGCCAAGGATGAATACATAAACCTTGATGGCACGACAGCAGGATGGGAAAAGATAGGTGACACGGAGATAGACCTTTCAGGCTATGTCACAACATCTGCCCTGAGTACTACACTGGCAGATTATGTCACGACAACGGCTCTCAACACAGCCCTTGCTGACTACGTGACATCAACATCTCTTGCCACAACACTTGCTGATTATGTGACATCTGCATCTCTTGCGACAACACTTGATGACTATGCCACAAAGACATATGTGGGTGATGCCATCACAGCTGCAGGAATGGTGGAATTTTACCATAACATTCCACGTAAGACTCCTAAGGACATTACTTCCTATGTGACAGACGGGACTATCTGGAAGAGACTGAACGGAACAGACGGCTTTGAGCTCTATGAAGATCTCTACGCAGGAGACTATTTCCAGATGAGCCGTGCCATCACAGCACCTAACCAGGATTCACAGTATGCTACCACAGGCTCTGACTGGGTAACTATTGCAGGAATCGATACCAGGATGGGTGACGGAGATGGTGGAGACAGCGTGGCAGTAATAAACTACCACCATCTTGTCATGGTGCCGGGCAAGGGCTTTGGAGGCACACAGCACTTTGGAAGAAAGCGTATGAACTCATCAAACGATACCACAGGAGGATATGTGGCATCAGAGATGCATACGGCAACTATCGGAGCAGTTGCTTCCTCTGGATCCACAGCTTCAGGAGCTACAATCAATCAGCAGCTCTACGCTGAGTTTGGTTCACACCTTAAGACAACAAGGGAGCTCCTTACAAATACCCTGAACGCTACCGGTTACAACAAGTTTGGAACAAATACCGGCTGCTCAAGTAACTGGGCATGGACGAGCTGCCAGGCAGTCCTCATGTCAGAAGTTGAATGCTATGGCTCTACTGTATGGTCATCAGCAGGATATGACACCGGAAATGCATGTGACCAGCTTCCTCTTTTCAGGCACAACAAAGAAGCCCGCAACAACAGAAGCGGATATTACTGGCTGAAGGATATAGCTTCTGCGGCTGATTTCTGCAGTTGCAACAGCAATGGCTTTGCCGCCTCCGCCGGCGCTAGTGGTGCCTACGATTATGTCCGTCCCCGCTTCATCCTAGCTGCCTAAGCAGCGGAATCACACATCTCCGCCCCGCTAGATGCGGGGCGGCTTCATAAGGAGGAATTATGTTCACACCGGAACAGATAGGAGCATTCATCATTGCGGCCACAGGCTTTGCGCTTACAGTTCTCAATCTGGTAGACAAGACCATAACACTGAAAAAGAATGCGAATGTCCCACAGAAATTGTTGGAGGAAAGAATAAAAGCTCTCGAAGTAAAAATGGAGGAACATGACAGATCTCTCCAGAGTGGCAGGGATGAATTCAGGGAGCAGAGAGAAACCAATGAAGTCCTGCTGACATGTATGCTTGCGCTTGTAGACTTTGAACTGTCATATTGTAGCCATACAAATTATGATGAGGACACAACAGACCTAATGAAAGCAAAGGATACATTAAGAAAGCACCTTGCTCACAGGTGATAGGAGGATCCTGAACATGAAAAAGCAGACCAGGAAAAAGAAGATAGATCAGATTGTAAAGGGAGTCCTTGCGTACTGGGTTATCTTCGTTATTGTTGCATGGATCACCTTCTGGGTAAAAGATTCAGTCCCTGATACGCTGGTTCAGTTCGGACTTGGCGGCGGAGCTGTGGAGCTCCTTATCAGCGGACTCATCGAAATAGCAAGAGATAAACTGAACAAGGAGGAAAAGACAAATGAATGATATTACTTTTACTATTCTTAAGGCTGTAGTTTCTGTATGCGTAGCCCTGATCACAGTATATGTTATCCCATACCTTAAGACTAAGCTGGCAGATGCAAAGTATGAGAGGCTTCTTAAGATCGTCGTTACTGCTGTTGAGGCAGCAGAGCAGACGTTTAAGAAAGCAGGCCAGGGAGCAGTCAAGAAAGATGATGTTCTGGCCTTTGTTACTAAGTGGATGGTAGACCACGGTATCAATATCACACAGGAACAGCTTGACCGGCTCATAGAAGCTGCCGTCTTTGAAATGAATAAGGAGAAGAAAAATGGCAACCAGCGCGCAGGTAACTGAATTCTTAAATAAGATGATACCTATTGCAAAGGCACAGGCAAAGAAGCATGATGGAAAACTCTTTCCATCAGTGTGCATTGCGCAGGGCTGTTGCGAGTCAGCCTATGGGACATCCCCAAAGATGATCAGGGCAAATGCGTTATATGGTATCAAAGTGGGAAAGAACAAGGTCCATTTTGGAAAAGCGTGGAAGGACAAGGCATATTCTACAACGACAAAAGAATGCTACGATGGGAAGACTTATCAGAACATCACAGACCTGTTCAGAGCCTATGATTCTGTAGAGGATGCTACAGAGGATTATATGGATATGCTTTGCAGCTGTTCCAGATATGCGAAGGCGCTTAATTGCGATTCTCCCAGGGCTTCCATCTATGGAATTAAGAACGGAGGCTATGCTACAGCACCGAATTATGTGACAACGATAATGAATATCATCCGGAAGTATAACCTCACTCAGTATGATCCTGGAGAAGCGCAGGGTCACAATCCTTATAATGCGCCTACGATCACTCTGCGAAAAGGAGCAAAGGGAGCAGCAGTCAGATGGCTTCAGTGGGAGCTGAATAATGACATGGGACTGTCTCTTGTGGTGGATGGTATCTTTGGAGCAAACACGGAAAAGATTGTGCTTCAGTATCAAAAAGAACACGGCCTTGTTCAGGACGGAGTAGTAGGAAGAAAGACAATCGAAGCTTTACAGAAATAACATTTTGACTATAATAGTATTTAAAAGTAGTCAAAAGTAAACAAAAGTAGTTTCCATTAATATAGAAGAAACAGAAATCCATTTTGACCATAATGTAACCAAAATGTAACTTTCGCATCCGGCAAAAGGCATGGTTAAGCGATTGAACTTTTGGCTACGGACCAGAAGGTCGTGGGTTCGAATCCTGTCACGCACACTGTAAGATGCATCTAGTTTAACATTAGATGCATCTTTTTTTGTGCCCTTTTGTTTGTTATAATCGGAGTTATGATGAAAAAATATGATTTAATTTGTCCATGTCATTTTGGCCTGGAATCCGTTTTGAAAAAAGAAATAATAGACCTTGGCTATGATATTACAGAAGTCTCAGACGGAAGAATTTCTTTTGCCGGAGATGCAGATGCTGTATGTCGCGCCAATATCTGCCTGAGGACTGCTGAGAGGGTTCTTATTAAAGTTGGAAGCTTCCATGCGGAGACCTTTGAGGATCTTTATCAGGGAGTTAAGGCGCTTGCCTGGGAAGAGTTTATTCCGGAGAGAGGCAAGTTCTGGGTAAAAAAAGCATCCAGTGTTAAGAGTAAGCTCTTTAGCCCTTCTGACATTCAGTCCATTGTGAAAAAAGCTATCGTTGAAAGAATGAAGCAGAGCTACAATACTGACTGGTTCAAAGAGGACGCTGAGGAATATCCCATCAGAGTCTTTTTAATGAAGGATGAGGTTACGGTAGCTCTTGATACTACGGGTGATTCTCTTCACAAAAGAGGTTACAGAAAACTTGAGTCCAAGGCTCCTATTGCAGAGAACCTTGCGGCTGCACTTATAATGCTCACTCCATGGCACGGGGACAGGATTTTGGTTGATCCTTTCTGCGGAAGTGGAACTATTCCTATTGAAGCTGCCATGATCGCGGCTCATATCGCGCCTGGAATAAACAGGCATTTCACAGCTGAAAAGTGGACTGATCTGATAGATCCCAAGAACTGGGAGGATGTCCGCGAAGAGGCCAGAGAAGAGATCCTGCCCGATATTGAAACTGACATTCAGGGGTATGACCTTGATCCTGAAATGGTTGAAATAGCCAGGATAAATGCCAAAAAGGCCGGCGTTGACCATCTGATCCATTTTCAGGCCAGGGATATCGCTGACCTTAGTCACAGGAAAAAATACGG